CACCCATAGTTTTTAAAACAACTATATCATTAATTTTAATAATAATATAATTATCTTATATTTATGGTTCAATTTTTCTACGAAATCTTGGAACAAAACACAAAAGGTATGATGAAAGTTTTATCCCTAGCTTCGGCTAAGTTGATTCAGACAGATAGTTATGAATATGTGGAAGAACTGTGTTTTACAACACAGAGGTCCCTATTAACACCATTCTTTTTTTTAACAGAATGGTTTAACAAAACAAATTCAGAACGTATCTGTCGTGAGTTAAATTATATGTGTAATTCTATAATAAATTACATAATGGATGGAAGTATTATTGATAAGCTCAAGGCCCTCGCTACTACTGCTCTTACTGAACATGATTTTTCAGTTTATAAACTTTTTTATATGGGAACTTTGTTAAAAGTTCTCAGACAAAAATTATTTTTAAGTAAGGGTAGTAATGGAAAGAGGAAGATGCTATCAGCAATGAGTTTCTTTTATTCTCTTAATCAGATGAAGACTGGTTTATCGCGTTTACCTATGGAAAATGTTTTTAAAAACATTGACTCTACTGTAGACAAACTAAACAAGGTCGATCAAGCAAAGTTAGATTCCCTTAACGGGAATCCATCAATGCAATGGATCCTTAAATTTGTAACTGATTTAGTAATAAGAGGTAACGAGCACTTGTATAAAGAAAAGCGTTTCCTTCCTGTTGGTGCAACTTTTGAATATAAACACGATGAAGTTCGTGAAAATTTTATCAGTCAAACTCTTAACGTTAGCTTTGAAGCTAAAGAGAAAATCTTTGACGATGAATTTCGTAAATTTAATCGTGGTGACCCTCAATGGGCACGAGTTGCGGTTCTTGATGAACCTTTGAAGAATAGATTCTTGACAATAAATTCTACTGGATTCCAAATGGGAACAAGAGAGCTTCAAACATTTCTTACGAAATGTTGGAAGAAATCTGAGTTTTCCACTATGGATGATGATAGATTAAATCATGATTTATTGACTAAGTTTTATGGACTTTTTCCTAATGAATACGTGACTAGTATAGACTATTCTTCAGCCACTGATAACTTGTTATCACAAGTTACACATATAATTATTAATGAGATTACAAGAATTTTGTATAATTCTGATACAATCTCATATGATGAATTAAGGTATTACAGATCTGCACTCGCAGCCAAAGTGATCACATTTGATCGAGCTTTATATGTATCCACAATCCAAGGTAGTAAATATCTCCGTAGAGTTAAAGACTACTTTAATGGAAAGGGTACTTTTAATCAAGTTGGTGGGCAGATGATGGGTAATACATTGTCTTTTACGTTATTATGTATAGCAAATTTATCTACATTTATTTATGCGAAGTTTATGAACTCTCCCGAGGGAAGTTTTAAACGACACTTGAAATGGTATATCCAAAATAATACTCTTCCTAGAGATCCGAGACACTTTTTACAAAGGTTCTATGATCAAAATGTTGAGCGATTAGGTTGGTGGCTGTTTATAAATGGTGATGATGCTGTTGGTAAGTTGACTCTTCAAGAGAATATACTTCAGGAACGGTGTTCAACCTGTTATGGTTTGATACGTAATAAATTAAAGACAATAAATAATTCAGAAAAAGTTTTTAACATTAATTCTAGACAATTTTATTTTAATGAAGAAGGTCTCGTTTACGAGATTGGTCATTTAAATCAAAGAGTCATGTATAATTGGAATGTTAAACAGATGATTAGAGAAATAGTTGAGGATGTTGAAGTTGATTTTGTTGGTTTATATAATAAATTAATAGAACAACTTTCACATACTCAGCCTATTGAGAATTTGAATTCTGTTTCAGACTTTTTCTTAAAAATTCATCATAAGAGAGAAGAATTATTCATTGAAGATCGTTTTCTTTCCACAAGAGTGGGCGGGAAAAGTATGACTTCTCTTCTTTACACAACACCACCTAGAATTTCACGTTCTAGAGTATTGAC